GAACAGAACCGTATCAAGACCCAAGAGCGTATCGAAGGTGCGCGTCTTGGCGTACAGATCGCCGCAACCAACACCCAGAACGAACTCCAGAGCAAGGAAATTGCCTCAAAGGACAAGATCGAGGGTGCCAAGTTGGGGGTCGAAATCGCCAGAAACATGCTTTCCGCCCAGCAGCGTGAGCAGGAAATGAGGGATTCAAATGCAAACCGCAAGCAATAACCTCGCGGAATTCCTGAGAAAATCCCTCAGGCAGCAGATGAATGAACTCGCTGATCACATCGCCGGGGGAGGCTGTGCCGATTTCCCGGAATACAAGAGATGCTGTGGGGTCATCGAGGGTCTTGCCCGTGCAGAGCGAGAACTACTTGACCTCACGAATCAAATTGACGATGATTAAACAAGTTATCAACTTCGCTGTGTAAACAGTGCAACCACCCCACATGGGGCGCAAACGCCGGAAGGTGCTTTAAACATGTCCAAGAAAGACGACGAAAAGGTCGCAAGTCAGTTACCCAAGCCTAGTGGGTACAAAATCCTCATCGCCCTGCCCAACCCGGAAGAGAAGACAGAAGGTGGAATTCTCAAGGCTTCTCAGACACTTGAGTCTGAAGAGATTGGGAGCATCGTTGGTTTCGTCATCTCGATGGGACCGGATGCTTACAAGTCCACTGATCGTTTCCCTTCTGGCCCCTACTGTAAGGAAGGGGACTGGATCATGATGCGTTCCTATTCGGGAACCCGCTTCAAGGTCCATGGGAAAGAGTTCCGACTGATCAACGACGATAGCGTTGAAGCCATCGTTGAAGATCCGCGTGGAGTGGTCAAGGTATGAGCGCAGAAACATCGCAGATGTCCCGAGAGGACAAGTTCTTCGGGGTGGAAACTCCGTTGCAGATGCCCGTCAAGGAAGAGGTCAAATCTTCCCCGGAACCTGAAATCGAACTCGACATCGTTGACGACATCCCCAAGCAGCCGGTTAAACAGGCTGAGAAGGAAGACGACGAAGAGTTGTCGGATTACAGCGACAAGGTCCGCAAGCGGATCAACAAACTCAAGTACGAGCAGCACGAAGCGCACCGTCAGCGGGAAGCCGCAGAGCGGATGCGTGAAGAGGCTGTCAAGTTCGCGCAGCAGTTGGCTGCTAAGAACCAGCAGTACGAGTCGCTGATCCAGCGCGGCGAAGGTGCCTTGGTCTCACAGATCAAGGCCCGTGCATCGTTGGCTCTTGATCAGGCCAAGTCCCTGTACAAGGAAGCCTACGAAGCCGGTGATTCCCAGAGAATCATCGACGCTCAGGAGAAACTTCTTAACGCGCAGACGGAAGTCCGCGAGGCAGAGAAGCATGAGCGCGTCCTTCAGAACCGTCGCCCCCAGCAGACACAGCAGCCGGTTCAGCAGCCCGTTCAGCAGCAGGCTTACCAGCCTCCGCAGCCGAGCAGCAAGGCCATAGAGTGGACCAAGGGCAACCCATGGTTCGGTCCCAATGGGAACCGTGCCATGACCGCTCTGGCCTATGGAGTACATGAGACGCTCGTCCGGGAACAAGGCGTACAGCCCGACACCGACGAGTACTATCAGAAGATCGATGCCGCCATGCGGCAACGATTCCCAGACTACTTTGAGAAGGATGAAGATGTCCAAGTGACATCTGCACCGGCTCAACGCACCCCTTCCACCGTGGTAGCCCCGTCAAATCGGAACAATGGCTCAAGACCACGCAAAATACAGTTGACTGCTACACAAGTCGCTCTCGCAAAGCGAATTGGCCTTACCCCCGAGCAGTATGCCAAACAGGTCATCAAGGAGACTTCAAATGGCTGAAGAGCGCAAAATCCGTATCGACCGTGCAACCGAAGCCCGTCCTAACGACACTTGGTTGCCGCAATCCGCACTACCGGTCCCGGAACAGAAAGATGGTTGGGTGTTCCGCTGGATTCGCACCTCTTCTCTGGGGCGTTCGGATAACACGAATGTCTCGCGCCAGATGCGTGAAGGCTGGGAGCCTGTGAAGGCAGAAGATCATCCTGAGTTGAAGATCATGTCTGACCTCAACTCCCAGTTCAAAGGCAATGTCGAAGTGGGTGGCTTGCTCCTTTGCAAGGCTCCCCTTGAGAAGATGCTGCAACGCCAGAAGTACTTCCAAGAAGTTTCTGACCGACAGATCGATGGTGTGGACCGCAGTTATCTGCGGGAGAATGATCCGCGTATGCCGCTCCTTAATCCGGAGCGTTCGACGCGCACCAGTTTCGGACGAGGTTAAATCCTTATCTTTCCACTTTTCGAGGTAATTTCAAATGGCTTCAGGAACTGATGTTACTAGCCCTTATGGGTTCCTGCCGATCAACCTCATCGGCGGTCAGGTATTTGCGGGTTCCACCCGTATGTACCCGATTCAGTACGGCTATGACACGAACATCTTCTACGGAGATTTCGTCAAAGTCGTGCGAGGTTCGGCTACTCGCGTTTCGATTGGTGCTGCCACCAATTCCAACGCGGTGACCGGCGTTTTCGTTGGTTGCTCCTACACCGATCCGGTGACCAAGGACAAGCGTTTCTCGCAGTACTACCCGGCTTCGACGCTGGCTGGTGATGCGTTGGCGTATGTCGTTGACGATCCGGACACTGTGTTCAAGGCTGCGGTCTGCTCTGCGACTACGGTCATGGCATCGGGCGCGTATGCGCTGGTCGGAACCAACCTTTCGGCTGTTGACAACACGGGTAATGTGAACACGGGCAATTCGAAGAACGCGATCCTCGCGCCTTCGGCTACGCCTGCGACCAGCATCCTCCCGCTGCGCTGCGTTGGCGTGGTCCCTGAGACTTCGCTTTCGTACACGGCGACGGGTTCGTCCTCCAGCACGACCCTTACCCTCACGGGTTCGGGCGCTCCGGCGGCTCTCCCGGTCGGCACGAGCGTGGCCTACTACGCATCGAACGGTCAGTTGATTGAGACTGGTTCGTTCCTCAGCGTGGCGGCTGCGGTCGGTGATACCTCGCTTACCCTGAACGCCGCTATCGCGGTGCCGGGTTCGGTGACGGCTATCCCCTCTGCTTCGACTGTTGTCTTCACGATCTACCGTGAGTTGTTGGTCAAACTCAATGTTCTGACCCACGGCTACTACAGTAGCGTCACTGCCTAAAGGAGTTCTGAGAAATGGCTATTTCACGCGCACAGATGCTGAAGGAACTCCTGCCGGGGCTTAACGCCCTGTTCGGCTTGGAGTACCAGAAGTACGAAGATGAGCATACCCTCATCTATGAGACCGAAAACTCCGAGAAGGCTTTCGAAGAGGAAGTCAAGTTGTCGGGCTTCGGCACGGCCCCTGTCAAGCAGGAAGGTCAGGCCATTGCCTACGACAACGCGCAGGAGGCTTGGACGGCTCGTTATAACCACGAGACGATCGCCATGGGGTTCTCGATCACTGAGGAGGCCATGGAGGACAATCTCTATGACCAACTCTCTGCTCGTTACACCAAGGCTCTCGCCCGTGGTATGGCGAACACCAAGCAGGTCAAGGCTGCGGCTCTGCTCAACAACGGTTTCACCACCTTCCAGTCGGGAGACGGTGTGACGCTGTTCAGCACGGCTCACCCCTTGGTCAGCGGTGGCACCAATGCCAACCGTCCGACCGTGGGTGCGGACCTCAACGAGACTTCCTTGGAAGACGCAATCATCTCGATTGCGAACTATGTGGACGAGCGCGGTCTCTTGATCGCCGCCCGTCCTCGTCGTCTCGTTGTGCCGTCGAACTTGATGTTCGTTGCCGAGCGCCTGATGGAGACCACTCTCCGCACGGCGACCGCCGACAACGACATCAACGCGATCCGCAACATGGGCGCTATCCCGGAAGGCTACGCTGTCAATCACTACCTGACTGACACGAACGCCTTCTTCATCATCACGGATGTCCCGAATGGTATGAAGCACTTCGTGCGTACCCCGCTCTCGACCTCCATGGATGGTGACTTTGATACCGGGAATGTCCGGTACAAGGCCCGTGAGCGTTACTCGTTTGGTGTCAGCGATCCGCTTGGCATCTACGGTTCGCCGGGTTCGACCTGATAGGGTCGGAATGGAAGGGGGGGCGAAAGCCCCCCTTTCTTTTTGTGCATGTGTAGTGTTTAATCGCACTACCGGGATAATTTAGCCTGCCAGACAGACCCGGCTGACGGTATGCAGACTGGCAGGCAACTCGCATACGAGGTTTAAACATGGCTAAAACTACTTTCTCTGGTCCGGTTGAGTCGGACAATGGTTTCATCGGCGCAGTGGTTGGCAATGTCTCTGCCACCGTTTTGACCGCTGCTTCCGGCACGATCACGAACCTTCTCTGCACCTCCCTGACGGTTGGCAGCACCAAGATTGGTGTGGTGGTCAACGCGGCTTCGGGCGCAGTGTCGGCCCAGCAGGGTTACATTCAGGTTCTGGTCGGAGCGACCACCGCGTATATCGCCCTGTACAAGAGCGTCACCGTTTAATTTTAAAGCGGAGGATTCTCTATGGCACAGTACGATGTCTGGGCGGTTAACCCGACCAGCGACGATGACTATTTCCGCTCCTCTGCGACCATTGCTGCGTCTGGGAACATCGCCCTTCTGGCGAATGATGTAGGTCAGTACGGAACTGGCTACAAGGTTTCCATCACCTCCAATGGCGCGGATGCCGACAAGACCTTCACCGTTACCGGTGTCAAGGTTGGCGCTACGGGTTACAACGGCATCGTGACTGAGACCGTTACAGGCCCGAGCGCGACCGTGGTCTATTCGACCAACTACTACACCCGCGTCAACAGTATCAGCATCAGCGCGGCTTCGACTGGTGGCATCAAGATCGGTTACGGTGGTGACCTTGCGTTCCCCCGTACCCGCATCAAGCAAGTGATCTATGTGGCCTCGTCGGTTGGAGGTAGCATTACCTTCACCGCGCAGCCCAATAACACCACGCTGCTGAAGTTGTTTACGCCAGCCGACAGCACTGCAAATGATGCCATGGTTCCCCCTGAAGGAATCTTGACCACGAAGAGTGGGAACAATGACTTTGCAGTCATGACGCTGGATCAGGTCTCCAAGGTTACAGTTCTCTGCGGGTGATTTATGGCGAAAAGCCCAGCATGGCAAAGGAAAGAAGGCAAAGACCCATCTGGCGGACTTAATGCCAAGGGCAGGGCTTCTTACAACAAAGCCAACCCCGGCAAGCCGGGTCTGAAGCGTCCTCAGCCTGAAGGCGGTCCTAGGCGAGATTCTTTTTGCGCCCGAATGAAGGGCATGAAGAAGAAACTGACCAGCGCCAAAACGGCAAATGATCCGAACAGCCGGATTAATAAGTCGCTTCGTGCATGGAACTGCTGACATGGCAAAGGCAAAAAGCAAGGTAAACGCAGCCGGGAACTACACCAAGCCTGAGATGCGTAAGCGACTGTTCAACCAGATCAAGGGTTCCGCAGTCCAAGGCACAGCATCAGGTCAGTGGTCCGCTCGTAAGGCGCAGTTGCTTGCCAAGAAGTACAAGGAAGCCGGAGGCGGCTACAAGAACTGATGGCTATGCGGGTCAAAAAGGATGCGATTGGACAGGCCATCAAACAGTCCTACAAGAATGGCAAGGGAAAGTCTTGCCCTGTGGCGACGATGGATGTCCATGTCAACCTGAAGAATCGCAACCACGCCATCAAGGAATACGGCTACGGCCCACTGAATCCTGATGAACCTTCAGATAAGTTCTGGAAGGCCAAGGCGAAGATGTGGGCGGTGGATGTCGATGAGGCTCAGAAGTCTCGTTGTGGGAACTGCGCGGCATTCATCCAGACCAAGCAGATGCTGGATTGCATCTCCAAGGGAATGGAAGCCGGTGACAAGCCTCATAAGGATTACTCGATGGATGTCATCGAGGCAAGCAATTTGGGGTACTGCGAACTCTTCCATTTCAAGTGTGCCGGTGCGCGTACTTGCGATGCTTGGATCGTAGGTGGGCCGATCAGATGAAAGCGACACAGCGTTCATTGAAGGCTTGGACTGAGCAAAAATGGAGGACGAAGAGTGGAAAACCGAGTAGTGAAACTGGTGAAAGATATCTACCAGAGGCTGCGATCAAGGCTCTCTCGCCTTCGGAATATGCCCGTACCACCGCCGCCAAGCGTAAAGGTAAAGCCCAAGGCAAGCAGTTCGTCTCGCAACCGAAAGCCGTTGCAGAAAAAGTAAGACCGTTCAGACAACGAGGTAAGTGACATGGCTATGTCTCGTGCAAACATGAATCAGCAGATCACCAAGCCGGGCCAGAAGAAGAAGGTCGGCACGGTGATGCGTGAGTTCAAGGAAGGCACTTTGCATTCTGGCAAGAAAGGCCCAGTGGTGAAGAACCCCAAGCAGGCTGTTGCCATTGCGCTTTCAGAGGCCAGCAAGGTCAAAAAGGCTGCTGGCGGATCCATTGATGGCTGCGCTATGCGCGGGAGGACACGAGCATGAAAGGCAAAGGACCGATGATGATCGTTGCAATCGGCGCTGGTAAGAAGCGCGACGACGATGATATGGAATACATGATGGAAGAAGAGGGCATGAAGAAAGGTGGAATGATGGGTTACGCCGCAGGCGGTAGCCTGAAGATGGTCGATAAGAATGGTTCCAAGGTTCCGTTCTTCGCGGCTGATGGCAAGGGCAAGATGATGGGTGGCGGCATGACTTACGCCAAGGGCGGCATGACCCGTGATAGCCGTGATGGATGCGCTATCAAAGGCAAGACCAAGGGTCGCGTTGTATGAAATACGCGTCTAAATATAAGTCTGGTCGTCGTATGCAACGATTTTCTGATGGTGGTCGTCTTGGGTATGAGGAAGACCCACAACCCGGAATGCAGACCGACAGACAAGACTTTCAACCCGGCTTGAAGGTTGATACAAAAGACAAGCCAAAGGATCAAAGCAGATCGAAATCCAAGGTTGTGTCTAAGGAAAAGGATAAGGTCAACCTGATGGATGATCTCGCACCGCGAGAAAACCTTCCATCCCCGGATGACAATGTGACGGAAGGCGGTCCTACGCAGCGAAACAGTCCTCGTCGCCCTCTCGATAGAAAGCGTAGTTCGCTTCCTAGCGACCGTGCTACAGGATTTCGTGATCAGGTGAAAGAATCTGATGCAATGTCTCCTGAAGATCGTGAAGCATTGAAGGGTGTTGCGCTTGGTTTGGCTGTTCCTCCTGCGGCTCGTGCTTTGGGAATGGTTGGGCGCGGCCTTCAAGTTGCCAAACGCCGATACGATATTGGCAGGCGAGTCGATGCCATGACAGAAAACCAGCAGAAAACCGCCATGATGAGAGCCGCACGGGAGGCTCGTGAAGTTGACGGTATGCGCTCTGGTGGACGGGTCTCAGGAAGTTCCATGGGCGGATCTGTCCGTGGCGGCGGCTGTGAGATTCGCGGCAAGACCAAGGGTCGGATGGTCTAATGCCTACCAGCGGTACCGCAGTTTTCAACCCTGAGTTTCGGGAACTCGTAGAAGAGGCTTTCGAACGGGCGGGTTTGGAGTTGCGTACCGGTTACGACCTTCAGACTGCCCGTCGCTCCATGAACTTCATGGCGCTTGAATGGGCAAACCGGGGCATCAACCTCTGGACGGTGGAACAAGGTTCGCAGGTACTGACACCCGGAACCTTCACCTACACCATGCCTGCCGACACCATTGATCTCATCGAGCATCAATTGCGTACAGATGCAGGCAGCACCTCTGGTCAGACGGACTACACCCTGTCCCGTATCTCAGTATCGGACTATGCCCAGTTGAGCAACAAACTCACTCAGGGCATGCCGCTACAGATCTATGTGGACCGTCAGAGAGCCGCGCCAGTGGTGTATCTGTGGCCTGTTCCAGATAACACCCAGACCTACACCCTCGTGTACTGGAAGATGCGCCGGATTCAGGATGTCGGAACCGGTGGTGCCAATACCATCGACATCCCTGCGCGATTCCTCCCCTGCCTTGTGGCTGGGCTTGCCTACTATGTCGCCATGAAGAGACCTGATGCGGCTGACAGGCTGTCGTTCCTCAAGCAGGAATATGAGGTTCAGTGGGACTTGGCGGCAGGCGAAGACCGGGAAAAGGCTTCTGTACGGTTTGTCCCAATGAACGGGTACATTGGTAGGAATGTTTAAATGGGCAAGCCGTTCTCATCAGGCAAGAACGCATTCGGGTTCTGCGACCGCTGCGGACAGCGGTATGAACTGCATGACCTGAATCAGCAGTATGAGAACCTGTTGCCCATAGGCATCCGGGTCTGCTTCGAATGCATGGATGTCGATCATCCCCAGTTGCAGTTGGGTCGCGTACCCATGGATGACCCTCAGGCGCTGCGTAATGCCCGTCCTGACAACACCTTCTTTGCTCCCGGTAACCAAGGCGCGAACGGTAGTCGGATGATCCAGTGGGGCTTCAACCCCATTGGAGGGGCGCAGGCGTATGACACAGACCTCACACCCAATGATCTCATCTCGACCGGGTTCGTCGGAACCGTCACGGTGGCTGTGACATGAACTACACGCAACTCGTAGATCTGGTTAAACAGTACACGCAGAACGAGGAAACTTCGTTCGTTGCGAACATCCCTGTCTTTGTGCAGTTGGCGGAAGAGCGTATCTACAACGCGGTCTTCATCCCTGCCATCCGTAAGAATCAGATCGGCACCCTGACCCCCAACAACAAGTACCTAACTGTTCCCGCAGATTGGTTGGCGAACTTCTCGTTGGCAGTCATCACCCCTATCACGAACGCTCAGTCGTTCCTGATCGACAAGGATGTGAACTTCATCCGTGAGTGCTACCCGGACCCGGATGACACTGGGGTTCCCAAGTACTACGCCATCTTCGATGACAACACTTTCATTTTGGGTCCAACCCCTGATAGCAACTATCAGGTCGAACTGCACTACTACTACTATCCGGAGTCCATCGTCACCGCTACCACCTCGTGGCTGGGCGATAACTTCGAAACCGTCCTCCTGTACGGAACCCTGAGAGAGGCTTACCTCTACATGAAGGGTGAACAGGACATCATCACCTACTACGAACAGAAGTATCAGGAATCGTTGGGTCTCCTGAAACTCCTTGGCGAAGGTAAGGATCGTCGTGATGCCTTCCGTTCTGGCCTCAATAGGATTCCGGTCACATGATCTTTCAGACACAGACCGTCAGTTTCCGCGAGGAGTTGCTCAAGGGTATCCACGACCTACAGACGGACACCATCAAGTTCGCGCTCTATACCAGCATTGCGACTCTGAACGAGGACACAACGGTATACAGCATCACCAACGAGGTGGTCGGATCGGGTTACAGCGCAGGGGGTGTGGTGCTGACGGGAGTCACCATCAACAACTCCAACGGTGTCGTGTATGTCAATTTCAACAACGCTGCGTGGAACCCGGCGAGTTTCACCTCTGCTGGTGGATTGATCTACAACTTTAGCAAAGCGAACCGTTCCATCGCTGTAATCAGTTTCGGAAACGACAAGACAGCAACCAATACATTCACTGTGCAGATGCCCACCAACACCTACACCTCGGCACTACTGCGTTTCAATTAGGAGAATCACATGTTCATCAACAAGGCCAAGTCCTTTGACAATGTTGGTGCCGATGTCGCAAAGGGCGGCGGTGCAAACGCTCGTCTCAAGGGAGGCGGCATCTTCACGGTCCGTTGCCGTGACAAGGAAGGCAACCTGAAGTGGGAGCAGAAGTCCCATAACCTCGTGGTCAATGTCGGTCTTGCCGACATGAACACCAAGTACTTCAAAGGTTCCGGGTACACCGCTGCGTGGTATCTCGGTATCTATGGGCCTGCCTCTTCGAACAACCCGTCCTCGACCGACACCATGGCAAGCCATGCCGGTTGGACTGAGGTGACGGCTTACAGCAACGCGACCCGTCCTGCTGCGACCTTCGGCGCTGCCACTACGGCAGATCCTTCGGTTATCGCGAACTCTGCTTCCCCGGCACAGTTTCTGGTCAACGCTTCTGCCAATGTCGGTGGCGCGTTCCTGACAAGCGGAGACCTCCCCGGCGGTTCGTCCGGAACCTTGTTCTCTGCCTCTGACTTCGCAGCCCCCGGAGATCGCACAGTCCAAAACGGCGATGTCCTGTCTGTCACCTACACCTTCAGCCTTGACGCTGCATAAGGAGTTTAAACATGGCTAAGTTTGTAAAGGGTGAGAAGGTCAAGTTGGTAGTGTCTGTTCCCGAAGGCCCGGTAGAGAAGTTCATGATGACCGAAGACGGTGTGATCATGTGCCTTGTCCCTTGGGTCGATGCGAACGGTCAGAACCAGTCCCGTTGGTTTCCGGAAGACGAACTCGTCAAGGCGTAGTCTGTGCCTGAAGGCGGATTTGGATCAGGCACTTGGGGTCAAGCAGGTTGGGGGATGTCGGTCTATGACCGTGCCTCTGAAGACACCGCTGTCGCCAACGATGCCAATACCGGTGCCGGAACGCAATTCAATGCGCCGGTTACGGAATCCTCTGTCGCCTCGGATACTGTCTCGTCTATCTACAGTCTAGGCTCCAGCGTCTCTGAGACGGCTACAGGGGCGGATTCAACCCTATCCACGGTCAACTTCAAGACCATGGTCAGCGAGGCTGCAATAGCCTTTGACGCGGTCCTATCCACCCCTGATTACAAGGCCATGGTGGATGAGTCGGCGGTGGCCTCTGATGCGGTTCTGGCAGGTCAGAACTTCAACTCACAGGCATCTGAGACGGCGACAGCACAGGATGCTACGGCTTCTGTGTTCTCATTCCCGGTGGTCATAAACGAGTCTGTGACGGCTTCTGATGACCCCTCGTCCTTGGTCGCCCTTGGCAGCAGCGTCTCTGAGACAGCCTCTGCGTCTGACATAGATGCGGGATTGGTCAACTTCAAGGCCATGATTAACGAGATCCTGAGCGCGGTTGATATCGCCTCAGGCGGGGTGACCTTCGAAGCGGATGTGTCTGAGTCCATAACCGTCTCGGATACCACCTCAGGGGCGTATCTCTGGAATCCAGTTGATGACGACCAGACCGCAAACTGGCAGAATTTAAACGACGACCAGACACCGGGATGGTCCGATGTCGATGACGACCAGACTGCAAACTGGCAGAATTTAAACGACAATCAGACACCGGGATGGTCCACCGTGAATGATTCGCAATCAACGACTTGGGCCAATATCTCTACGGTGAATTAGGAGTTTAAACATGGCTAGTACTTTCAGCACTAACCTCGCTTTGGAATTGATCGGCACTGGAGATCAGGCTGGTACTTGGGGCAATACGACCAACACCAACCTTGGCACCTTGCTTGAGCAGGCCATCTCTGGCTATGTGACTCAGGCGGTTGCAACTGGCACTGACACGACGATCACCATCCCAAATGGTTCGACCGGTGTTGCCCGGAACATGTACATCGAGTTGACCGGGACTGGCGGTGCAAGCACCAACCTGATCGTTCCTGCCAACAAGAAACTCTACTTCATCTTCAACAACTCGACCGGTGCTGTGACGGTCAAGGTGTCGGGTCTGACGGGTGTATCGGTACCGACTGGCAAGAAGATGGTGCTTGTCTCAAACGGCACGGACATCGTCAACGGTTTGAACTACATCGCTGACTTCGGAACCAACAGTTTCTCTGTCACGAACCTGACCGCTTCCAGCGCCACGATCACCAACCTGATTGCGACCTCTGGATCCATCACGAACCTTGTCTCGTCGGATGCCTCAGCCACTGTGCTTCGCGCAGGTTCCGCCACGATCACCAACCTGATTGCGACCACAGGCACTATTACAGACCTGCGTTCTCCCACAGCCTCAGCCACGGTCTTGCGTTCGGCTTCAGCCACTATTACGAATCTGATTGCTACGACAGGCACTATCACGACCCTGTCAGCAACAAGCGGTTCCATCACGAACCTTGTCTCGTCGGATGCCTCAGCCACGGTCTTGCGCTCAGGTAGTGCAACCCTGACCCACCTGTCAGCGACCTCTGCCACGATCACGAACCTCACGCTGACGAGCCTTGTCATCAGCAATCTGAGCATCGCCTCAGCCAACATCACGACCTTAACTGGTACAACTTTCGGTACTACGGCTACGACTCAGTTGCGCGGAGCCAGCGCCAACATCACGACTCTCTCCGGTACCACGGCGACATTCACTTCGGCTACGGTCACCAATCTGGCCCTTACCAGCCTGACTATTAGCAACCTGAGCATCGCCTCAGCCAACATCACTACGCTCACTGGTACAACTTTCGGTACTACGGCTACGACTCAGTTGCGCGGAGACAGCGCCAACATCACTACACTGACTAGCACTTCGGCAAACATTACGACGCTTACTTCGTCTAGCGGAACCATTACTAATTTGTTTGCTACTACGGCAACCATTTCGTCTGTTGTTTTGGTTGGCACGACGACTAATACCAACGGCTCTCGTATTGCGGCATCAGGGACTATTTCAGAAGGTGTCGGCGGTGTTCAGTACTTGGTCGCCTCTCAGTACGACATCGGCACTGACCCGAACGAAATTCCGCTGAACCAGTACCTAGGTGCATTGGCCTACATAGACAGCGAGTGGACTGCCCCGCAGGTAGGGTCAGGCATTACCGGCGGCACCGGCACGATTTGCAAGACAAGTTTTGCCGTTGAAGGTGGTGTCAAGAAGATGCAAGTGTTGATTGACCTAACCGGGTTAAACAGCGGCGGCGCAGCGGGTGATATTATCGGCGTTGATGGCACGGCAAACCCTTGCTACATCGCGCAGATTCCAAGCACGTTTACGATCTTGGGCGGCAGTATGACTTGCCTAGAAACCCCCGCTGGCGGCGATACCGACATCGACTTGTATTCCGCAACCGAAGGGACGGGGACAGAGGATACCGCTATCACAACTCTCACTGAAACGCAGATTATCAACGCGGGTACGCAGTCGCGTGGAACGGTGACATATTTTGCAGCCGATCCTGCTGCGAATACCTATTTGTATTTGGTCGGTCAGAGTACGTCCAATGCGACGTATACCGCCGGTCGTTTACTCATTGAAGTTTTCGGAGCGTAATTTATGAGTCTTTCATCTAACTTCCCGATCATTAAGCCGTCGCTGAATCTGGACTTTGCCAACGTCGGCACACTTGATCCCCGCATCACCTTCACCCGCGCCTCGACTGCGACGTACTACAATCAGTTGGGTGTATTGACTAGCGCAGCGGTGGATGTTCCCCGCTTCGACTACAACCCCTCTACCCTCGCCCCGCTAGGCTTGCTCATTGAGGAGCAGAGGACGAATTCAGAACTGTATTCAGAAGATTTTGCAAATGCTCATTGGCAAAAAAACCAAGCGACCGTTACAAGCAATGTAATTATTGCGCCCGATGGGAATTTAACAGGCGACAAACTAATTACAGATTCTGGGTTAGGAAACGGGCAAGTGTTTGCAACCGTGGCTTTAACCGCATCAACAACTTTTACATTTTCTTGTTTTGCAAAAGCAGGCGAATGGTCTTGGTCTAGTCTAGGAACTCGCGGCCCAGAAAACATAGACATTGGCGCGTGGTTTAATTTAAGCGCGGGAACGGTAGGGACTGTTAGTGCTGGTGTTACGGCGTCGATAACTCCAGTTGGCAACGGCTGGTATCGTTGTGCGATAACAAGAACCACGGGAACTGGTGCAACCGCGTCTCGACAACGCATTTATTCAACAAACGCAGATAACACGCTCTCAACCGGCGACGGCACTTCCGGCATTTACATCTGGGGCGCTCAACTCGAAGCCGGAGCCTTCCCCACCTCCTACATCCCCACGACCACCACCGCCCTCACGCGAAGCGCAGATGTTGCCAGCATGACGGGGACTAACTTCTCGTCGTGGTTTAATGCGGTGGAGGGGACGGTTTTTGTTTCGGCGCAATTTACAGAAAGCGTGGCGCTTAAAACCATTTATGAAATTAACGACAACACAACAACTAACCATATACGCGCAACTGTTAATGCGAGCGTTACCACTCCAATTTTTCAAGTAAGCAATGTCACCGCGCAGGCGGCAATCACTCTTGGCAGTGCTGCGCTAAATGTGTTTTTGATGACGAACGCTTACAAAGTTGACGATTTTTCGGCGGCATTGGGAGGAACGCTGGGAACACCCGATACCTCGGGGTCGCTGCCAACGGTTACTCAATTAACGATTGGCCGACGCATTACCGACAGATACTTAAACGGCTACATCC